TAAGTTCAGCAGGATTATCAATTAAAACTGTTATAAAGAATATAGATGATTTCCTATTAAAACCTCTGGGAGAATCATTCTTTCAATGGAATATGCAGTTTAATGATGAGAACGCTGAGATCGTTGGAGATTTGGAAATTAAACCAAAAGGTACTTCTGCTATCATACAGAAGGAAGTACGTACACAACGATTAACAACTCTACTACAAACAGTTGCTAATCCTATGTTAGCACCGTTTATTAAAATTCCCAACTTAATGAAAGAACTTGCTATTTCTCAGGATATTGATCCAGACGAATTGGTCAATGATCCTACTGAAGCAGCAATCTTTGCAGATATTTTAAGAGGTTTATCCAATGCAGCAGGAAACGGCCAAGAAGCTCCTCCCAATAGTCAACAATCCCCAGACATGGGAGCCGGTCCAGGTGTACCTCCAGGAGCAAATCCAATGGACCCATCGGGCGTTGGTGGCGGCAACATCGGAATTGGAAATACGCCAGTTGCAGGGGAGAGCAATTTTACTGGAGCAGCTCCTCCACTTGAAGGAGCAAATCAAGAGTTCGTTGGACAGCCATAATATGGATAAACAAGAAAATGATGGATAAAGAACAAGAACAAGAAAGTATACTTTTTATTTTAGGGGAAGCATTTTCAGATCAAATGCAAGGAATTTCTTTTGCAAGAGGAGGACCAGCTTTTGATTCTATTGAAACAGCCTCTTTAAATTTTACTGAACAACCAGATTTAAGACAATCATATAAACAAAGTAGAATAGGTATTCCACAAGGGTTCCAAGATGGTGGAGATGTAGAAACTTCCCCGTATGTTCCTCCTGTTTATAGTCCCCTTGATGGTGGTGATTCAGATGCTGCGGGAGGAGGAATAGATACAGGAACAAATACAGTAGCAGGAACTATAGCTGCTTTAGGAGTTTTAGGCATTGCATTGAGTAATGCAAATTTAAGTGTTATGGCTGGTAAACTTGGGAAATCTATTGTAACAGGAGTAACACCAACTCCCAACGTAGCTCCTCTTTCTATGCAAATAGCAGCTATGGAAGATTCTACTGTACCATCAGATGTACAATCATCTGAAGACGCATTAGCAGATATAGAAGCAGCAGAAGCAGAATTTGGTAAAGGAACAAGTTCTGTATTTGCTGGGGCACCCGCATCAGGTTCAGGAACTACAGGTGCTATTGGTGGAACTGTAGGCTCTGCTTATGGCAATCTTGGAGAACAATCAGATGATACTGGTCCTGCTGGCACAGCGGTGGGCCTAGGAAAAGGCGATAGTGGTCATGGAAGTGGTGGCGCACAGGCAAATACTGGTAATATTAGTACAGAGAATACTGCCGCAGCCGATGCTGTTAGTATGGATGTAAGCGCAGGTCCATCAGCAGGTAGTGGTGACGTTTCTGGCTCAAGCGGAGATTCCGGTACAGGTGAGTTTGGCGGGGATGCATGGAAACATGGTGGACAGATTAAAGGATATCGAGAAGGCGATCTAATAGAGGATGATCAAGCAGATACACAGTTAGACGATCTAGGTCTTGGTCCTATAGGAATAGTTGATGATCCTGATGGGACAACTGGTGTTGCAGATGATTTAGATCTGGACCTTCCACACGAATCATATGTTATAAATACAGAAGGAACAAACGAAACTGGAAAAGTAAGTATAAATAAAATGATTAAAGAAGCTATTGATATGGCTATAGCAGATGGAATTGATCTTCCAAATGAAATTAAAACTGCTGAAAAAGTCCCTATAAAAATTTCTAAAGGGGAAACAGCAATTCCTTATCCTCTACCAAACTATATAGGATTAAGTAAATTAGCGAAAATAAATGCTCGTGGTTTAAGAATAAGAGAACAACGAGAGAAGGAAGAAGCGCCTGTTCAAATGGCTGCTGCTCCAACGGCACAAGAAGATTTATTAGCACAGGTTCAACAACCTATTGCTTAATAAAAACTGAACAGCTACCCGAAAGGCCCTGTTCGTAAACACCCAAGATGGATACCCAAAGTTCTCGCTTTGGCCCCAAGGAGGTATAATGGTTGATAAAGAACAAAACGCAGAGGAAGAACTAGAGCCTACCCCATATCAGAATGAATATAGAAGGACTCTCTTAGATTCTGATGAAGAAGAAACAGAAGAACTAAATCTTTCTGACCTTCCTGAAGAGGCAAATACTCAGAAAGATGAAGGACTAATTTCTAAGAAACAGGAACATGATTGGCAAAAAAGATATAGTGATCTTAAAAGCTATCATGATCGTCAACGAAATGAATGGCAACAAGAAAAAGAATTGCTCGATGCTAAGACTAAATTAGCAGAACAAACTACTTCTTTAGCCTCAATGCCTAAGACAACAGAAGAACTTGAAGAATTTAAACAAGAATATCCTGATGTATATGGAGTTGTTGAAACTGTTTCCCGACTTCAAGCAGAAGCAAGAACAGCAGAAATTGAACAAAGGATTGCTGCTCTTAATAAGAAAGAAGAAGAAGCTAAATACAAATCGGCTGAACAGGAGTTGTTGGTGTTACACCCCGACTTTGTAGAGTTAAAAGAAAGTTCAGAATTTTTATCATGGCTAGATTCACAACCTTCTACTATCTCAAACGGTATTTATAAAAACCGTACTGATGCTAGATGGGCTGCTCGTATAATCGACCTTTACAAACTAGATTCTAATACTCAACCCAAGTCTAAATCTAATAAAGCAGATGCAGCACAAGCTGTTTCTTTTACGCAAAAAACTGTACCTGCTACTAGTAATGAAGATAAAAAGATTTGGACAAACGCTGAAATCTCTAAATTGAAGCCGCATGAATTTGAACAATTAGAAAAAGAAATTGTTAAGGCTGCAAAAGAGGGAAGAATAATATAATCGAAAAGGAGACATATCATGTCTGTAGGAAGAGCTGCTGGTTATGACAATCTAGTCAACGATGCGTTTTTACCCAGCATATTCAGCCAGAAAGTCCTTAAATTCTTCCGTAGAGCGTCGGTTGCTGAAGCAATTACAAATACCGACTATTCGGGAGAAATCGAGAACTTTGGCGATACTGTGAAGATTATTAAGGAACCAACGGTTTCTGTATCTTCATATACTCGTGGTGCTGTCGTCAATACCCAAGACCTCACTGACACTGAAATTACTCTGACAGTTGATCAGGGTAACTACTTTGCTTTCAAGGTTGACGATATTGAAGAACGCCAGAGCCATGTTAATTGGGAATCATTAGCAACTTCTTCGGGTGCATTCTCGTTGAAAAGAGCTTTTGATTACAATGTCCTAAAAGAAATTAACGACAGTGCTGTTCAAGGTACTGCTGCTACTGATACTGGTGCGGCTAGTGCAGCTATTTCCTGTGATTCAGGTAATAAAGCTGCTAACGTCCTTGCCCGTTTTGCTCAACAGTTGGACGCAAATGATGTCCCACAAGAGAATCGGTGGTTTGTCGCTAATTCTGGATTCTACGAGATTTTGAAACAAGCCGATGCTAAGTTGATGGATGCCAGTGTAACTGGTGAAGATATGTCAGCTTTGATGAACGGTGCAGTCACTGCTCGTAAAATTCATGGTTTTACATTGTATCAAACTAACGTCATCCAAACTGGTTCTGCTGGTACGGCTGCTACGTTTACGTTTGGCCCATCTGCCACTAGCGGTGAAACAACCGTTCTTGGTGGGCATATAAGTGCAGTCTGCACCGCTTCGCACATTGCAAAAACTGAAGTCATCCGTGATCCTGATAGCTTTGCTGACATCGTGCGTGGTCTACACGTCTTTGGCCGTAAGGTTCTTCGTGGTTCTGGTACTGGCTTTAAAGGCGTCCTTCAAGGCGTCGTAGACCTTAACTCGTAAGGGAGGACTAAATTATGGCTACTTATAATGCTACGCATTCTGGCGGCGGTACTGTTGGTCACCCTTCTAGTGTCCAGAACGCTTATGTTATCACTTCTCCTGTTTATGATGCAGTAGATAATACTGATCTGGAGCAGGGTGATATCGTTCAGTTGATTGATTTACCAGCAGATACGCTAATTGTTGGTGGAGCAATCGAAAATCTTGAGGCTTCCGGTAATGGTCAAATTACGTTTGACGTAGGTATTACTGGTGGAGATGTTGATGTATGTATTGATGGCGGTGCTTCAAATGGTACCACTTCTATCAACTTCTTTGGCGCTCAAGGTACTGATTCTTGTTTGGTAACTTCCGCCGATACACTAGACCTTCTAGTGATTGATGGTGGTTCAAGTAAAACTACGGCATGGCGTTTTCGAGCGCATGTTGTCTTAGTTGATATTTCTAAGAACCCCGTTGAAAAAGCTACTGTTTCAACTGGTACGTAATACTTGAGTAAAGGTTTTGTAGGGTTCCTTTTAAAAACCCTACTACTCTCTTTGCTGTGTTCAAATTGTGAGGTAAGAAATGTTTTTAAAACTATTAGATAAAGAAGATACAGCCTATTTACAAAAGCAACTTACGAATAAGAAATTTGTAGATGGAACAAAAACACAGAATATCAGT